GACGTGGGTAGATAAAATAGCATATGTATCAAAACATTTATTACGAGAGACAAAAGAATTTAATGCATCTTTGGGATGACAAAAACGGGTATCAAACAATGCCATACCGAAAGTATGCATATAAGAAAGACCCACACGGACAACATCTTTCAATGAATGGTGAGAAACTAAGTCGTATTTCAAAGTGGGAAAAGGATGAAGCTGATGACCTATTTGAAAGTGATGTTCCAGAAACGACAAGAGTATTGGTAGATATTTACGATAGTGATATCCCATCAACAGGACATAGAGTATTGACTTTTGACATTGAGGTTGAAATGATTACCGGATTACCAAACACACGAGAAGCACAAAACGAATTGACAGCAATTGCTGCACATGATGGAGCAACAAAACTTTATGATGTATTCGTATTAGATAAAGACAAAACAGTAAAAAATAATGCAAAAACATTTAGCAAAGATGGGAGAGAGGTTAACCTTCACGTTTTCGATAACGAGAAAAATCTCTTACTTGCTTTCCTTAATTATTACGAGGAAATTGACCCAACTATTCTTACGGGATGGAACATAGATTTCTTTGATATTCCATACCTTTACAATCGTATTAAAAATGTATGTGGTGAAAGTCATGCAAAAAGACTTTCTAGAATAGGACAATGTTTCTATTCACCTTATAGAGAGAAGTGGACATTCGGTGGAGTATCTATTTTAGATTACATCAGTCTATACAAACAATACAATTTCGGTTTAGAAAGTTCATATACATTGAACCATATCGCAACAAAAGAATTAGGTAGAGGTAAAGTAGAGTATGAAGGAAGTTTGGATGACTTATTTGTAAACGATTTAGAAAAGTTTATTGAGTATAACATTGTCGATGTGGACTTAGTGGTAGCAATGGATGAGAAGTTAAAGTTTATTGATTTATGTAGGGCGATATGTCACGCTGGCTATGTTCCTTACGAAGATTATATGTTTTCGTCAAAATGGTTAGAGGGAGCTTGTTTAGCATACCTTAAAACAAAAGGAATGGTTGCAACAAACAAACCTGCTGATAGGAGAGAAAGGATGCAGGCTTTGAGAGATAACGACCAAGAAAAGTTTATTGGAGCATATGTAAAAGAACCTATTGTTGGAAAGTATGATTGGATATATGATTTGGATTTGACATCACTATATCCATCAATCATTATGACCCTAAATATATCACCTGAAACAAAGGTCGGTAAGATTTCAAATTGGGATGCAGAACAATATATTAAAGGTGAAGAAGTCGAATATAAGTTAGTAGGTAAGGATGGTGATACATACGAATACAACCGTCAGGAATTAGCAGATGTTATCAAAGATAGTAATTTAGGTGTAGCAGCTAATGGGGTTCTTTATATGCAAGATAAACCAGGTTTGATTGCGGATATTCTAAATACATGGTTTAACAAAAGAGTTGAATATCGTAAATTAGAAAAGAAATATGGTGAGGAAAAAAATACCGAATTATATGAGTTCTATGGTAAGAGACAACACGTTCAAAAAATTCTATTGAACTCAATGTATGGTGTGTTAGGTTTACCGGCATTTCGTTTCTATGATGTGGATAACGCAGAGGCAGTGACACTAACAGGGCAGGTCGTAATTAAAAAGACGGCTGAAATGGCAAATAGAAAATATTGGAAAGAATTGGGAACAACCGATGACTATAATGTTTATATTGATACTGACTCAATTTATATGATGGCAGAACCTTTGGTAAAACATAGATACCCAGAATATAAAACATTTGACGAAAAGAGAATGGCAGTTGAGGTAGACAATATTGCAACCGAAACACAAACATTCTTAAACTCATTCTACGACTTATTGGCAGAGAGATTTTTCTTTATTCCAAAGGACAAACATAGATTTGAGATTAAAAAGGAATATATCAGTAAAGCAGGATTTTGGGTAGCAAAGAAACGATACGCACAATGGATGATTTTAAAAAACGGAATACCTTGCGATAAGTTAGATGTGAAAGGATTGGATGTAGTTAGAAGTTCATTCCCAAAAGCATTTCAAAAGTTTATGTCGACAATGTTGAAAGATATTTTGATGGGTAAAGACCATGAATATATAGATGACACCCTATTGACATTTAAGAAAAGTTTACCAACACTACCTGTAAATACAATAGCAAAAGGTGGAGCATTGAAAGAATTGAGTAAATATGATAATGGTAGTTGGAAAACAGGAGACGCAGTAGCAAACTTTGAGAAAGGAACACCTGCACACGTTAAAGCCGGAATAACATACAATAGATTATTAAAATTCTTTAATTGTCCATATAAGCATGAACCAATTAGAGATGGTGATAAAGTAAAGTGGGTATATCTTAAAGACAACCCATTAGGATTAGAAACAGTTGCATTCAAAGATTATAACGACCCAAAGGAAATTATGGATTTTGTGGAAACCTATGTGGATAGAAACAAAATATTTGAAGCAGAATTAGAAAACAAATTAGATGACTTTTATAACGCATTGAAGTGGGATAAAGTCACCGCAGATACAAAAACAGCAAAAAAGTTTTTTGCATTTTAATTATGAAAGGATTAAAGTTTTGGAAACCTTTAAATTTTGATGTAACATCTTTTAGGTGGAAACTAAAAGAAAGAGTAGGAAGAAGATTTCAAGGTTCCGGTTCGGATAATAGTAGTAAAAATACTTACACATACAATGAACTTGGTTTTAGGGGTAATTCTTTTTTAAAAAACGGATTTAAAATAATGAGTGTAGGATGTTCTCACACAGAAGGTATTGGAGTAAATGATGATGAAACTTGGCCGCACATTTTATCCAATTTGGTACCAAATGGTGTAGATTTAAATTTTGGATATAGTGGAAGAAGTAATGATTATATTTCTAGAACTATATTAACTTTTGTAGAAAAAGTAAATCCTAATTTAGTTATTGTAATGTATACATATCCATCACGCAGAGAATATTATACAAACGAAGGTGGTATAGAACCATTTGCAATAAATCCTTGGGGATATTATAAAGAACACCCAAATGGAATTAAAGAATTTGAAATGTTGAAAAATTTATCAAACGAAGAAGATGATTATATTAATTGGTACAAAAATCATTTATTAATAACTTACTATTTAAAATCAAAAAATATACCATTTGTTTGGGATGGAACGTTTATAGGAACGGATTATATTGATGAAAATAGATTTGATGGTGATTATAAAAAATATAGTGATTTACATGAACATGCCAATAAATCTGAAAACGAAACCTATGCAAAAAAATTATATAAACATTTAGAAAAAATTGGTATTATCAAAAATTAATCGTATATTAGTAAAACAAACATAAAACATGAACAAAAACAATTTATTAAAATTCATTCAAAAGTATTCACTAGGTGGACTTATTGAATCAGTAGCGTGGAACGCGGAAGGAACAAAGTTATCAGTTAGATTTATTTCAGATGACAAAACATTATTAGGTGAAGTAGAATACAATGCGTATACATCTACTCCAATGAATGTGGGTATTTATACAACATCATTATTGAAAAATATGATTGGTGTATTAGACAACGACTTAACATTAAAAGTTGACAAAGCAGGTGAAAAATCAGTTTCATTGAAATTATCTTCTGACGAAACCGAAACATCTTATCAATTAGCAGACTTAGGAGTTATCCCTCCAGTTCCAGATTTGAAAACATTACCTGATTTTGGTATTTCAATTGATATGGCATCTAATATGATTGACAAATTCATCAAAGCAAAAGGTGCATTGAGTGATGTAGATACTTTCACAATCTTTACCGAAGGTGGTGATTTGAAGATGGCAATTGGTTATTCTTCTATCTCTACAAACCGAGTTACATTTACTGCACAAAAAGATTATGCAGAAACAGTAAAACCAATTTCCTTCTCAGCAAAGTATTTGAAAGAAATCTTAACTGCAAACAAAGAAGCAACTAATGCAAAATTAAAAGTTTCAACGGATGGTTTATCAAATGTTGAATTCCAAATTGATGATTTTGTATGTAAATATTATTTAGTAGAAATTTCAAATTAATAAAAATGAGTGAACAATTAGAATTATTCCCAACAGAAGTTGGTTATGAATTATCTCCACAAGAAGAAATAAATATTCCAGAAGCACAACCAATTCAGGATGTAGAATGGTGTTTTCAATTTTTCAATAATGAACCAATCGTATTTGCATTTTCAAATGAAGGTGAAGAACCTGCTCCATTGGTTTTACAATTACAACCAAACGAAGGTGAAGGATTAAATTTCCAACAAAACGGAATGACTTTTAGAGTGTTCCCAAGAGAAATTAGTGAAGAAACAAAAATAGAAAGAAAAAAACAAAATGCAAGTCAAAATAAAGAAGCTTAGTCCAGAAGCAGTGATACCAACATATGCAAAAGATGGTGATGCTGGTATGGATTTAGTAGCAACATCAATGAAGTTTGATGGCACACAAATTACATACGGAACAGGATTGGCAATGGAAATACCCGAAGGATTTGTAGGATTAGTATTCCCTCGTTCATCCATTCGTAAAACCGATTTATCATTAAGTAATTCGGTAGGTGTAATTGATAGTGGATATAGAGGTGAAATACAGGCAACATTTAATCAAAGGTCATTATCATCTCAAAGTGGTAGTTTTGTATATGGTGTTGGTGATAGGATTATGCAAATTATAATTATCCCACACCCACCAATTGAATTTAAAGAAGTAGATGAATTAACAAACACCGAAAGAGGCGAAGGCGGATTCGGTTCAACTGGAAAATAATATGAGTTTTTTCGCAAACGATATAAACAAAAGAGAACATAGTTTGTGGGTGGAGAAATACCGTCCACAAACTCTTGCTGACTATGTTGGTAATGAAACCATCAAAGAAACAATTCAGCAATATTTAGATGCAAACGACATACCACATTTATTGTTATACGGAAAAGCAGGTACTGGTAAGACCACACTTGCAAAGTTAATCGTAAACACAATCAAATGTGACTTTATGATTATCAACGCATCGGATGAAAACAATGTGGACACTGTAAGAACGAAAGTTAAGAACTTCGCATCATCGGTTGGTTTCGCAGGTTTCAAAGTAATCATATTAGATGAGTTTGATTATATGACACCGGGAGCACAAGCGATTTTGAGAAACTTAATGGAAACATTTAGTAAGCATTGTCGTTTTATCTTAACCTGTAATTACATTGAGAAAATCATTGACCCTATTCAAAGTAGATGTCAATCTTTCGCAATTACTCCTCCAACTAAAAAGGATGTAGCAGTTCAGGTAGCAAAGATATTGGATACTGAAAAGATTAAGTATGAACCTAAGAATATGGCTGATGTGATTAACTCATATTATCCAGATATTAGAAGAATACTTAATACTTGTCAATTACAATCTGCAAAAGGTGAATTGAAAGTAGACCACAAAATTATGGTTGAGTCAAACTTTGCAAGTAAACTTATTGAATTGTTAAAGGAATCCGATGACAAGCGAAATATGTTTATGAAAATTAGACAGGCAGTAGCAGATAACAAACTAAATGACTATTCGGAAATGTATACAATGTTATACGACAAAGTGGATGAATATGCAACAGGAAATGTAGCAAATGTGATTTTGACAATTGCAGATGGACTTTCAAAGGATGCATTAGTAGTAGATAAAGAGATTGTATTTATGAGTACAATTATACAAATATTAAACATAATAAAATAATGGAACAACAACAATTACCCCCGAATTTTAATTTAAACGATGCAAGAGATATGGATTGTGATTGTGGTGGAAAGATATTCTTACCAGCATATAGATTCAAAAAAATATCTAGATTATTAACAGGTGCACCAAAAGACTCGGTTATGCCAATTGAATTGTATGTATGTGCAGCATGTGGAAAATCATTGAATGAATTATTACCACAAGAATTGCAAGAAACAAAAATAATAGAATAATGGCCCAAAAGTTATTTGACCATATTAACGCAATAACTACTATTCAAGACCCAAAGTATTTTGACAAACTTTCAGAAGAAGATTTAAAAACTTGGAGTAACTTTATGATTAATAGATTTTTATCAATGAAGCCTGAGTGGGTTGAATTGATTGCGTCTATCTTACCATTAACACAGACCCTTTCTCCAAAAGAAATGTATAGTTTGTATATTAATGTTATTCCAAAGGGTAAATACTTTTTGAAATATATTAAAGGAAAATCCGAAGATAAATACGAACAGTTCATAGTAGACCTTCTAAAGAAAGAATACGATTGTTCTGAAAATCAGGCAATTGACTATTTAGAGGTACTATATTCCACAAGAGAAGGTAGAGAATATCTTAAGTATGTTTGTGAAAAATATGGTATAGATAAAAAACAAATTACAAAACTGAAGCTTAAAATATAATGATAGAAAATAAAACATTTTGTATATTACCATTCATACATTTTAATGGCTATATGGATGGAACTGCAAAAGCATGTTGTGATTCTCAAAAAACATTTACCGATATAGATTTAAATTCAACGGATATTAATACGGCATTCAATTCAGATGAATATAAAAAGTTGAGGTTGGATATGTTAAATGGTGTTGAAAATTCATATTGTACGGCGTGTTATGATTTAGAAAAACAAGATATAAATTCCTCAAGATTACGATGGAACGAACATCACATTAAAAAAATTGCAGGTTTAGAAAAAAAATATTTTAATAAAAAGAATTTTAAAGGTGAAATTGAACCAAATTTTATTTCGTTGGATTTGAGACCATCTAATATTTGTAATTTTAAATGTAGAACGTGTAATGATGGATTTTCAACTAAATGGCAAGAAGAAAAAGAAGACTTTTACAAAATAAACGAAAATGTTTTATATTTTGGTAAAGAAAAATTGAGTGGAGTAAATAAAGTTAATTTTAAATTGAATGAAGATTCAATGAAAAATATAGAAATATTATATTTTGCAGGTGGGGAACCATTTGTTTTGGAAGAACATTTTGAATTATTGGAATCCATAAAAGAAAAAAAACACATTTCAATAATGTATAATACTAACTTTAGTATTTTAAAATATAAAGGAAAAACTATATTTGAATACCTAAAAGATTTCAGAAGTGTTCATTTTTCTATCTCAATAGATGGACTTGGTGAAGTCGGTGAATTTGTTAGAACCGGATTTGATACTAAAATATTTAAAAAGAATTTTTTAATTATGAAATGGGCAATTGACCATTATAAAAATGTATCATATGATTTTCAATACACTTGTTCGGTTTTAAATTCTTTTAATTTTTTTGAATTTTTAGAAGAATTGGGTGAAGATGATGATTTAATTAATTTTCATTATATACAATATCCATTTTGGTATAATACTATAAATTTTGATGAAGCTAAAGATAATACTATAAAATTATTTGAAGAAAAATTAAATACAATAGTTTCTGATAAACTAAAATCTGCCATTTTAAAATATTTAGAATATTTAAAAAATTCCAAAGTTACAGATTGGGATAAAATAAATGCTAAAAAATATTTAAGAGGAAATGTGGCACATACACTATTATTTAATGATTTGGAATTACCTGAAAAATTATCTTTTGTAAACGATTTGATAGTTGAAAAAAAGAATATAAGACTCATATAATTTGGTAAATCCAATTATTTGTCTTATATTAGATGTAATATGGCAAGAGTATCATTTTCACAATATAGCATGTGGCATAATTGTCCACAACAATACAAATTAGCATACATAGATAAGTTAGGAGAAAATTCTTCTAACATTCATTCAATCTTTGGAACTGCAATGCACGAAACACTTCAAAATTATTTGGAGAAATGTTTAAGAATATCAAAGTCACAAGCTGACAAAATGATTGACTTAAAGGAATATCTAAAAGAAAGAATGAAAGATGCATATCTCAAAGAAACCGAAGGTGAAATAGGTAATACTACAATATGTACCAAAGAAGAAATGGTAGAGTTTTTAGAGGATGGAAATGTCTTATTAGATTGGTTTCAAAAACCCAAAAACTTTAACAAATTCTTTTCGTTAAAACACGATGAGTTGGTAGCAATTGAACAACCTATAAACACAAAGATTTCAGAGAATGTAAACTTTATGGGTTTTATTGATTTGGTTATTAGAGATACCTTTACAGGTAAATACAAAATTATTGACTTTAAAACTTCTACAAGAGGTTGGAGTAAGTATCAAAAATCAGACCCTGTTAAAAGTGCACAAATTTTATTATATAAAAAGTTCTACGCTGAATTACTAAGTATTTCTGAAGATGTGATTGATGTTGAATTTATCATATTAAAAAGAAAAGTAGAAGTAAGAGAGGACATTCCAACACATAGAATGAGTAAGCATGTACCCGCAAATGGTAAGATATCAGTGAACAAAGCATGGAAAGGTTTTACGGACTTTGTAGATAGTGTATTTGACAAAGACGGTAATTATAAAACGGAAATAGAGTACCCAAAGAACGCAACCAAACTATGTGAATGGTGTGAGTTTTTTCATAGAGGATTGTGTGATAGAGGATTAAAAAATTTAAATTAAACAATATATATTTTAAAAGTTATGGCAAAAAAGAAAATTCTGTTATTGGCGGATGATTTACGAATGGCAAGTGGTATTGCAAATGTTTCTAAGCAATTAGTTTTAGGAACTGTTGATAAATACGATTGGGTACAATTAGGTGCAGCAATCAAACATCCTGAAGCAGGTAAAGTATTTGATTTAAACGATAGTGTTAGAGAACAAACAGGAGTTCAGGACGCAAGTGTTAAAATATATCCATTTGATGGTTATGGTAATGCCGATGTAATTCGTCAATTACTAATGGTTGAAAAACCTGATGCAATTTTACACTTTACCGACCCGAGATATTGGTTATGGTTATATGATATTGAGCATGAAATTAGACAAACTTGTCCTTTATTCTTTTATCATATTTGGGATGATTTACCAGACCCTAAATATAATAGAGATTACTACGAAAGTTGTGATTGGATTGGATGTATTTCAAAACAAACATATGGTATTACCCGTAGAGTTTGGGGTTGGGATAAAGAAAAACATTGGACTAAGCCTGCAGATTGGCAAGTAAGTTATGTTCCACATGGTATCAATTCGGACTTATACAAACCAGTAGAAGTTCCACAAGAATTTAAAAAAGAAATATTTGGTGATAAAGAATATGAATTTGTTCTTTATTGGAATAATAGAAATATTAGAAGAAAACAACCAATTGATGTTATATTAGCATTCGATAAATTTGTAGAAGCATTAAGACCCGAAGAAAGAAGTAAAGTATGTTTATTAATGCACACTGCTCCTGTTGAAGAACATGGAACGGATTTACCAAGAACAATTGCAGAATGTTGTTCATCTGAAACAAATGTGGTATTTGCACCAAATAGATATTCCGAAGAACAATTAAATTGGTTATATAATATAGGTGATGTGACAATCAATGTAGCATCAAACGAAGGATTTGGATTAGCAACGGCAGAGTCAGTAATGGCAGGAACACCAATTATAGTAACGGTTACAGGTGGTTTACAAGACCAATGTGGGTTTAGAGATAAAGGTACGGGTAAATTGATAACTGCAGAAGATTATGTTGAAATTGGTTCTTTACACGATAGACATAAAAAAGCAGGTGTAGTTTGGGGAGATTGGGTTAAACCAATTTGGCCAGTTCGTTCAACAACAGGTTCAGTTCCTACTCCATATATCTTTGATGATAGAGTTGATTTTGAAGATATTTCACCTTTAATTATGGATTGGTATAAAATGCCAAAAGAAGATAGAGATAAAGCTGCATTAAAAGGCAGAAAACATTTTATGGGTGAAGGTTTGTTAAGCAGAGAAGCAATGTGTAAAGAATTAGTTGATGGCATGGAAGGAGCATTTGAAAATTGGAAACCAAAACAAAAATTTAAATTAATAGAGTTATAGTATGAAACCAACATTAGTATTTCAGGCACCAATAGCAACAAGAAGTGGGTATGGTGACCACGCGAGAGATTTATTACATTCTCTTTATAAATTAGATAAGTTTGAAATTAAAGTAATTAGTACACGTTGGGGTAATACTCCGATGGACTCACTTAATTATGATAATCCGTTTCATAAGTGGATAGTTGATAGTATTATTCCAAAAGTAGAACAAAAGCCTGACATTTATATTCAAGTTACTGTACCAAATGAATTTCAATCAGTAGGACATTATAATATTGGTATCACTGCAGCAATTGAAACAACACATTCACCATTAGATTGGGTGCATGGTTGTAATAGAATGGATTTAATTATAGTACCATCTGAACATTCAAAAAAGAGTTTAGTGGATAGTATATACAATGAAGTTGATAAAAACACCAATCAATTAATAGCTCAACATAGAATTCAAAAACCAGTTGAGATTCTTTTTGAAGGGTTTGATGAAATGGATTTTGGAACCGATGATGTAGTGAATGTAACTGAATTAGATGCAATCAAAGAAGATTTTGCATTTCTATTTGTAGGACATTGGTTAAGAGGTGATATAGGTGAAGATAGAAAGAATGTGGGAATGATGATTAAAACATTCGCAATGGCATTCAAAAACGAAAAGGTTAAACCGGCATTAGTTCTTAAAACCAGTTCAGCAGGATTTAGTGTAATAGATAGAGAAACTACTATTAAAAAAATTAGAGAGGTATTGGGAAAAGATTATAAGTCAGTTCCAGTTTATCTTTTACATGGTGACTTAACTCCATCTGAAATGAATGGGTTGTATGAACACAAAAAAGTAAAAGCAATGTTAAACTTTACAAAGGGTGAAGGATTTGGTAGACCTCTTTTAGAATTTAGTTTGACAGGTAAACCGGTTATCGTAAGTAATTGGAGTGGACATATTGATTTCTTAAAACAAGGTGCGGTATTATTAGAAGGTGAATTAAAGCCGGTACACGAATCAGCAGCTGACCAATTTCTTTTAAAAGAATCACAATGGTTTAATGTAAATATTTCAAAAGCATTAGTTGCAATGAAGGATGTTTATAAAAATTATAACAAATATAAAGTAGAAGCATCTAAATTGGGAAAACATAATTTAGCAAAATTTAGTCTAACCAAAATGACAGAAGGATTTGATACTATTTTAAATCAGTATGGTATTTATAGTAAGATACAACCAAAATTTCAACAGTTACAATTACCAAAATTGAAAATGTTAAATAAATAGTGAAAAACTACAATCCAATATATCAAAAATTTATAAATGATAAAAATAGAATTCCTCAAACAAAAATGGAAAGAGGAAAATTTTATCAAATTAAAAAATATAAATATGTCGATGGAACAACAGGTACATTTAATCAAACAGATGCACCTATAATATTTACTTTATTTGTTTCAATGCCAAAGAATATAGTTCATGCGGTTAAGGTTACAAATATTAGACCTGATTTAATAAAGAAATTTTTTGGTAAATTTGTAAATGAAGAAAATGATTTATTAGAAATAAAAGGCGGTTCAAAACAAGTATATCAAAACATTGTAAGTAAAGTACCAATAGTAACCGATGAAGCTTATAGAACTTATTTATTAGACGGATTGGAATACATAGTAGAACTTGACTTTGATGTAACCGGTGTAACACCAACCGAAAGAAAAACAAAATTTATAAATGTAAAAGGAAAAAAAAGAGAATAATATATGAATAGTAATATGGTATGGGCATTTGGTGACTCAATGACCGCATTATTTCAAGACGGAGTTGGTTCCGTAAAATCTTATTATGGATATTTACCAAAAACAACATCAGAAGTTATTGCAGACTATTATAATTTTGATTATAAAAATTTAGGTAAAGGTGGAACCGGAAATAACGAAATATTTGAATCATTTTTAAAAATACATAACGATGTAAAAAAAGATGACATTTTAATATTTGGTTGGACAGTCTTATTAAGATATAGATTGGGTGCATTGGTAACAAATCAACCAACTTGGAGACCTATATTTGCAGTTGGTTTACAAAATACGCCAGAGTATGCGTGTGTAGATGGTACATATGTTACAAAAGAAGTGGCAGAGCAAATTCTTTTAAATAGAGACCAATTTAAAACTTTATATCAAAACGAAGTAAATTATTGGATATCTTTTATAAATGATTGGGCAAAATTAAAAGAAGTAAAAGTTATTCATTGGAGTTGGTGTTATAATAAGTTTGGATATGACCAAAAATTAAAATTAACTATACCAGTTATACATCATACAGATTTAACAACCGAAACAAATGGTATTATAAAAGACGGACATTATGGGGAGAAAGGACATTATGAACTGGCTCAACAAATTATAGAATATTTAGAACCTACAAATAAAAACAAATTGTTATGACATCAAAAGAATTTGTCCTTTGGTTAAAAGGATTCACAGAGGGAGTACATGAATTTAACATTACTCCAAAACAATGGGATATACTAAAAGATAAATTGGCAGAAGTTAACGATGGAACTCCAATCGGTATAGGTGGATGGGGAACACCAAATACATTTATTACACCACCACCAACAGACCCATACAATCCATTTAAGATAACTTGTGGTAGTGGTTCATCTGGAACAACAATAACAACAACACCGGGTGTTGGTTCAATTACAATTGCTAATCCACCATTTGGATTTGGAAGTACATCAACTGCATATGGATACCCAAGTGGTTCTGCATGGAGTTATACAAATTCAACTGACAAAAAAATATTTTAATGAAATTAAGTTACGCAATAACGGCTTGTAATGAAGTTGAAGAAACAATTAGATTGGTAAATCAATTATTAAACTACAAAGGAGAAAATTCGGAAATAGTAGTCCTTTTAGATACTCCAAAAGCACCCGTTGAATTGGTAGAGTATTTGGAACTACAAGGAAATGTAGACCATATAACATTGATTGAATCCGAATTTGATAATGATTTTGCAAAGTGGAAAAATCTATTAAACTCAGAATGTAAAGGTGAATGGATATTCCAATTGGATGCAGATGAATATTTAACAAACGATTTAATACATAACTTGGAAGATATATTGAATAATAACATTGATAAAGATTTGGTATTAGTTCCAAGAATCAATACCGTTGAAGGTTTGACTGCAGCACATATTCAAAAATGGGGTTGGAATGTAAATGAAAAGGGTTGGGTAAATTTTCCTGATGTTCAAACTCGTATCTATAAAAATTCTGACAAAATTTATTGGGTAAATAAAGTACATGAAAGAATAGTTGGATTTGAATCATATACAAATTTTCCACCGGATGAAATATATTGTATTAAACACCCTAAGACAATAGACAGACAGGAAAGACAAAATAACTACTACGATACTTTATGAAAATAACATTCATATACGATTATAAAGATGGTGAGCAATGGTCTACACCTATGGCTTTACTAAATGAATTTAAAGAAAGAGGTTGGGAAACTGAAATTGTACCAATTACATCAACTGATGATTCCCAATTGCAATTATGGATTCAACAAGATATTCCAACGGATATTGTATTATTTATGGACTGGGGTAGGATTGATTCAAAATGGTTGGATAAAAATTTAAAACCAAATACATTTTGGATACAAGAAAGTGGAGACGACCCACAAAACTTTGAAAGAAATTATCCTAAAGCAAATCGTTTTCATTATACAATTACACCAGATAAACAATCTGCAATTGAATATAGGAATAGGGGTATAAACGCCGAATGGGTAAACCATTTTGCGGATACCAAAGTTCAATTCCCAATGAATTTAGAACCAGAATATACTGCGGTTACTACAAGAGGTGTAGGTAATTCACAATTTTTAGATTACATTACAAATTGGGGAGAGGGAGCAATTGGGAATAAGAATGGATTGGGCCCAAAAGAACATACTGAATTTTTAAATAAAGGATTGGTAGTTATTCAAAATAGTAGATGGCAAGAAATTACTCGTAGGTTATTTGAGGGTATGGCTTGTGGTAAATTAGTTATCACAGATAGGTTACCAGATATTAGAGGATTGGATGAAGTATTTGTTGAAGGTGAAGAAATTATTTTATACAATGATATGTTTGATTGTATTGAAAAAATAAATTACTATACTGAAAACGAAGAGGAGCGAGAAAGAATTGCACACAACGGAATGATGAAAGTATTACATAATTATACACAGGTACAAATAGTAGATAAACTAATAAAAGCATATGAATTATTTAAATAGATGGGATATTATTAATATCTTAATTAAAAAAAACAATTATAAATCGTATTTAGAAGTTGGAACACAAGACCCAACATCGAATTTTAATAAAATAGAAATTGAACATAAAGTTTCAATTGACCCATATCCAAGAGGAGAAGTAACATTTGTTGGAACATCTGATGAATATTTTGAATCAATATCGGAGAATGTAAAATATGATATTATATTTATTGATGGGTTACATCACAATGACCAAGTTTTAAGAGATATAGAAAACTCATTAAACCATTTATCAAATACTGGTATCATTGTATGTCATGATTGTTTACCAACAACTGAACATATGCAAGAAAGAAACGACCATGGTGGTGTATGGTTGGGTGATGTTTGGAAGGCAATTGCAGAATTGAGAGTTGAAAGAATTGATTTAGACATTAAAGTAATTGATTCTGATTTAGGATGTGGATTGATTAAACCAGGAACAAACATACCACACATGACTAATGAAAATTATTTAACATATAGTTATTATAATTTACACAAATGGCAACTTATGAATATAATATCAGTAGAAGATTTCTTAAAATTATAAAATATGAAAGTTTTAATTACAGGCGTAGCAGGATTATTGGGTAGTAGATTAGCAGATTGGTTAATTGAAAACCACCCAGAAATTGGGGTAGTTGGTATGGATGATTTAAGTGGTGGATACAAAGAAAATGTAAATCCAAAAGTTGAGTTTTGGCAAATGAATTTAGTAACACATCCAATTGAAAATTGTTTTGAAGTTCATAAATTTGATTATGTATTTCATTTTGCAGCATATGCAGCAGAAGGGTTGTCACCATTTATCAGACAATACAATTACGAAAACAATTTAGTAGCAACTGCAAGAGTTATAAATCAATGTATTAAACACGATGTTAAACGATTGGTATTTACATCAACACTTGCAGTATACGGACATGGGTATGGTGGTATATTTGATGAAAACCAAATACCAAAACCAATTGACCCATATGGAGTAGCAAAGTATGCTTGTGAAATGGATGTTCAAATCGCAGGAGAACAACATGGATTGGATTGGTGTATTATAAGACCACACAATGTATATGGTATTAAACAAAATATTTGGGACAAGTATCGTAATGTATTGGGTATATGGATGTATCAGCATTTGAATGGAGAACCAATGACTATATTTGGTGATGGAGAACAAACTAGAGCATTTAGTTATATAGATGATATAGTTGAACCATTGTGGAACGCAGCAATTAGACCGGAAGCATCTAAAGAGATTATCAATTTAGGTGGTGTTGAAGAGTGGAGCATAAATAAAGCAAATTTATTATTAAGAAATATCATAGGTAGTAGTGAAGTAGTTTATAAAGAAGGTAGACATGAAGTTAAAAACTCAATACCTACATTCCAAAAATCAATTGATATATTGGGGTTTGAACATAAAACAAATTTGGATGAAGGATTGTGGGATATGTGGGTATGGGCATCACATCAACCTAAAAGAGATAGATTTATATGGTCATCATATGAATTAGATAATGGAATTTACTCATTTTGGAAAAAATAAAATATGAAAAAATATTCGGTTATAATCCCAACATTGTGGCAATCACCACGTTTACACAAATTACTTTTTGATTTAATAGGTTGTGAATTTGTGGATGAAATTATTCTAATAGATAATGCAGGTAAATTTTTTGAAACCTATGAAGCATTAGATAAGGTAAAACTAATCCAACCAAAAGAAAACTTATACATAGCCGCATCTTGGAATTTGGGTGTGGAAGTTGCTAAAAATGAACACATAGCAATATGTAATGATGATGTTAATTTTAATCCAAATATATTTGAAATAACCACAGATATAGAAGGTATAGTTGGGCAGGCATCGGATAACTATCATAAAGAATATGAAGAAAATCCATATATAACAACATTGGTTGGTACACGTCCCTGGGGATGGGCATCATTTTTTATAACTCAAAAGAAATATTGGTTACCTATTCCAGAACAATTAAGAATTTGGTATAATGATGATTGGATTGTTCAAATAAATCCAAACCCAAAATGGATTTTACATAATTTTACAGTTAAAACTGAAATGTCAACAACAATAGGTGAAGGTAAATTCGAAGATGTAAAACAACAAGATAAAGAATACTGGCTTAAAATATTAGAAAATGGAAAAACTACCAATTAGTATAGGGATATTATCCTGGCATAGTGGACAAGTATTGGTAGATACATTAACGACATATCACAATAATGGTTTGTTTGATATGGTAAACGATGTGACTATTCTATTTCAGGAAATAACTCCACAAGATATGGAAATTGCAAGACACTTTGGATTGGATTTTATTGGTTTACAAAAAAATATCGGAATAGGCCAGGCATTCATTCGTTTAACTGAAAATGCAAAAACTGATTATGTTTTAGTATTAGAACATGATTGGAATTTAATTGAAGATAAAGAAAATACATACAAAACTTTAAGTCAAAGTATTACTGCAATAGAAATGGGATTGGATGTAGTTAGATTAAGACACAGAGTAAATCCAGGTAACCCACATTTCTCATTTAGACATAAAGGTAAGGAATTGACTTATTATGATGATGAAATTGGTGCAACATCACCACATCTATTAGATTCAATACATTGGTGTGACCCTGCAGAGAGTTTTCCAGAATATATAAAAAAATCCGAAAATATGTTTTGGACAACTTCTAGATATGGTAATTGGACAAACAATCCGTGTTTATACAAAAAACAATTTTATTTAGATGTAGTTAGACCATTTGCAGGTGAGGGCATTGGGTTGGAAGGAAATATTGGCAAATGGTGGGTTAATCAAACATACAAAGTAGGACATAACGACGGATTATTCATGCACAATGATTGGCAAAAATATGGTAGATAAACCATTTATAATTAGTATTGCCGGTGATTCTGCTTCCGGAAAATCAACTATTGCAAATTTCATTAGAATATATTATGGGTATGATAATACTACTTTAATATCTGGAGATGATTTACATAAGTGGGAAAGAGGTGATGTGATGTGGAATGCAATAACTCATTTAAACCCATTAGCAAATAATTTACAATTGGGTGATTTACAACTCATATCTCTTAAAGAGGGGGCAAAGGTATTAAGAAAAGTCTACAATCATAGTACAGGAAAATTTGACCAAGAAATTTGGGTTTCCCCTAAAAAATATATTATAAACGAAGGTTTGCATTCTTTTTATACAAAACAATCAGAAGAACTATCCGATTTAAAAATATACATTGATACCGATGAAAATCTAATGACTGATTTTAAAATTGAAAGAGATACATTAGAAAGGGGGTATACAAAAGAAGATGTTATAGAAACGATAACAAATAGAAAAAAAGATTCGGAACATATAAGAAAAATTCAAATTGAAAAAGCAAATGTAATAATCAAATTGAGTAATTTACATGGTTTGGATATTGAATGCAAGACCGATGTTGATTATATGTTATTTGATTTTATTAAAAAGATGCATCGTGAATTGGAAGAGTTTGTTTGGATGAATGTTGCTTTGGGCAATAGAACAAGTATTACACAATCAAAGGGTGGTAACATATCTTCAAAAATTGGTGATAAATTAATTATAAAAGAATCAGGAGGTAAATTAAAAGATATTAAATATGGTAAGGGATATTCTATCATAAACTATAAAGATGTAGATTTTAAAAATATACCCACCGATAATGATTTGGACGATGTATTGATTGCACTATCATCAAATACCATATACAAAAAACCATCAATGGAAACTGGATTTCATACTGCATTTAAAAAGTATGTATTTCATGTTCATCCAATTTATTTGAATTGCATTTTATCTTTAAAAAATGGAAAGGATATCATAGATGAATTATTTAAAACGGAAGATTTTCAATATACCTATTTAGATTATTACAATCCTGGTTTAGAACTTACAAGTAAAATTTTAAATACAAATGATATAAAAGATGTTGTATTTTTAGAAAATCATGGACTAATAGTGTCATCTGACAATTATTATAGATGTATACATTTAATTTCTCGTATTAATAGTTTTACAAAAGAGTACATTAGAAAAAATGTAAATGATTTTGTAGAATTTACATATGCATTTTATAAAATATCAGATAAAGATATATTTACATTTCCAGATGCGGTTGTAATAGATGACTACGAAACCAAAGCAGCTCATAATTATATTTTATATTATGCAAATCAATTAGGTAAAATTAAACAATTATCCGATGATGACGTTGAATATTTAAAAAATCTAAAATCAGAAAAATATAGAAAATGAAGATTATAGTACCAATGGCGGGTGTGGGTGATAGATTTATTAAAGCAGGATATGTAGACCCAAAACCTTTAATAGAAGTTAATGGAAAGAGAATAATAGAATACATTATTGAAATGTTTGATATTGAAAATGATGAATTTGTATTTGTTATAAATCAACATCATTCAACAAATACCAATATAATTGAAATAATAAATAAATTGGTAAAAAATTCAGAAATACATATCATTCCAAATCATAAAAAAGGCCCAGTTTATACTTTAAAAAATTTAGATATAAAAGATGATGAGGAAGTTATAGTTACATATTGTGATAACCCATATCTTTGGAACTATGATGATTTTAAAGAAAGTATTAAAAATTCAGATGGATGTATCCTTTCGCATGTTGGATTTCACCCACATAGATTGAGTCCAACATTTATGGCACATATAAAAGAAGAAAATGGTAAACTAATTGAAATAAAAGAAAAGGAACCATATACCGATAAACCAATTGAAGAACATGCATCCACCGGAACGTATTATTTTGCAAAAGGAAAATATGTTAAAAAGTATTTTAAAGAATTGATGGATTTGGATATAAATTATAATGGTGAATATTATGTAACGTTGGTATATAATTTAATGGTTAGAGATGGACTAAATGTTACAATCTATGATACCGATTATGTTAGTGTATTTGGAACACCGGAAGAAGTAAAAAATTTTGAAGCTTGGCAAACTATTTTAAAAAGTGGTATAAAATCACAAGATGAATTAGTTTGGACATATCATTATTGGAAAGATTATAATCAACAATTTGGTAAAAACAAATAATTTTAGTATATTTGAATATGGTATATATAGCACATAGAGGAAATATAAACGGAAGGTTTGAATCATATGAAAATGAACCTGCATATATTGATAGAGCAATAGAATTGGGTTATGATGTTGAAATTGATTTGTGGGTAGTTGATGATGTCTTATATTTAGGACACGATAAACCACAATACGGAATAACATGGGAATACTTTAAAGATAAAATTGATAAAGTATGGATTCATTGTAAAAATACAGAAGCATTGGAATTTGCCACTCAAACAAAACTAAATTATTTTTGGCATACAAATGACGATTATACTTTAATATCAAATAAAATGGTGTTAGTAAAGCCAGGCCAAAAATTAATAGAAAATTCAATATGTTGTATGCCTGAAATGGGGTACATAGGTGACATTACAAAATGTTATGCAATAATGACTGATAATATAAAAGAATATGAAATACACAATAGTAGGGTGCATAACTAAATACGGAATAGAACAAATTAGACCATTTGTTGAATCCATTGATATGAGTAGATTTTCAGGAGAAAAGTTAATGTTGGTATACGATATATCGCAAGACACAATTGAATATCTTACAAATAAAGGTTGGTTAATAGTTCAATCGGAACCACAACAACATATCATATTACAAAGATTTAGAGATATGTACTCTTTATTACACCAATATGAAACCGATGTAGTAATTTGGGTGGATGTTAAAGATATTATATTTCAAAAAGACCCAACCGAATGGTTAAATAAATGGATGAGACGAGATATTCTTGCATTTAGTGAATCATTAAAATTTGGAGATGAAGAATGGGCAAGATTAAATGCGGGAACCAGTTTTCCTATGGAATGGGAGTGGTTACAAAACGAGGAAATATATTGTGCAGGTACTATTGTTGGAAAGAAAGAAGCTATTAGAGATTTATTTATTGACATTTATAGATGGAGTTTAACCACATCTAATCCAGAACAATTAGCAGACCAAGCAGCATATAACATTTTAATTCATATGTACCAATGGAAAGACAAAGTTCAGTTTGTAAAACAACAAGAAGGATTTGCAGCACAGTTGCATTTAAAGTTAAAAAAGGGAGATATACTACCATATACCGAAGAATTATCAACCATAGATGGAAATGAAATAAAAAATTCAAAAGGTGAATTATATACATTAGTTCATCAATATGATAGAAACGAAGAACTTAAACAATTAATAGAAAACAAATATAAATGAAAAAAATAGTTATTACATCATTCGTAATGCCACATGAGTTGGATGATTTAGAAAGAGTATTGGTAGATTTAAATAAAGCGTCTAAATTTGTAGATGGAAACAATTATGAATTTTATATTTCATTTTCAGCTGATGATTATTTGTTTGATTGGGAAAATTCAAAAGTAGATAAACAATTTTTTATCGATAGATTTAATTCTTTAAAACCATTGACTAATTGGGCCGGTAAATCTACATACCAAATTCGTCCAGAAATTATGGGAGCATTTCAATGTAAAAGATATGCACATATAGAATGTATAGATGCAACTCATTTTATTTGGTTAGATACGGATATTTGTTTTGATGATAAAATATTGTATTATATGGAAGCAAGTATTGATAGATTGAATGAAACCGATAAACACATTGATAAATATTTTATTACACCGGAAATTGTTAAATATTGGGATACGACTTGGGATTGTTTAGTTAATGTAAATTATTTAGATAAACCATTGGATTATTGTAAAACAAATAATCCATTTTCTGAAAGTGGTGAGGTTGGAGATGTAGAATTAGAAACCGTACTTAATAATGTTCCAGGACAACCTAAAACTAAATTTGGTGCAGGATGGTTTACACTTTTATCAAAACCATTATTGGATAGAATACCCTTACCCGAATCGATGGGAGCATATGGACCCGATGATACATTTTTAATGTGGGGAATTGAAAAATTAAATGAAACAGGCGAAAACATATATCAGTTTAAATTGAAGAATTATATTGTTTGTGAGAATTATATTTATAGAAATAGAATACACTATGATACTTTAATAAAAAGAATTGATAGAAAAGAAGAATTTAAAAAACAATCATATTCAGTATTTCAAGAAGAACTAAATAAAATAAAATAACACCAATAGAAGTAAATATGAATAATTTGTATATATTTGGTGATTCATTTTCAACAAATTTTACCTCTACAAATGAAGTTGAAATAAACGAATCATGGCCGGTTTTATTATCTAAAAAATTAAATTTAAATCTTATAAATCATGCTATTATCGGTGCATCTAATGGTGAGATAATAAATAAATTTTTTGAAAAATACGAAAATATAAAAAAAGATGATATTGTTATTTTTGAAATTGGATTTTATAATAGAGTATTAGACCCATTCCAAAATACTACGATTGCTATTGGGCATGATAATAGATTTATAAAAGTAGAGATGGATTTTTTTGAATACAAATCATTAGATATGGATGAATATATCAGACAAGATTTAAGAAAAATGGAATTTATATTTAATTATTTAAAAACGATTGGTGTTAAATTTTATATTTGGTTTATTGATAGAGATTTAGACCCCATAAAAGAAAAATACGGATTTTCACATTTTGAATTTGTAACAAGAAAATTTCCAGACAATGTAATACAATATAATAATCAATTTAGTTTTTTTGATAACTTTATTAAAAAGAATCCACAATATTGGTGTTCGGATGGAGACAAACATTTTAATAAATTGGGTCATTTAGAATTTTTTCAATATTTATATCCGTATATACAATAATAAAATATGAAATTTGAAATAACACATCCTAAAATTTGGAAAGCAGTGAATGAAAAAAAACTTCCAATGAAACATAAGATTCAAATCTATGAAAAATTGGGTGGAGCATATCGTTTAGGTCAAGATGGTGGAGAACAGGTCTATAATAAAATGACCGAATTACTTAAAAGTAGATTAAATGAAGGTCCTGAAACACAAGACCACGAAGTATCTATGGCAGGTGGACAATTAGATGATATTATTAGAAACGCAACTGAATTAAAAGGTAAAGTGGGTCAAGAAGAAATAAATTTACCGGGATGGATTCAAGACCACATTTCACAGGCAATGCAATTTATTAACCAAGCCAACACAGGCTATCATAAATTAGGAGAAAAATAATGGAAAATTTGTATTCAGTATTAATTACGGCAATAACCGTATTAGGTGGCACAGGAGCCTGGAGATATTACGAAAAGAGAGCTCTAAACAAAGAAAGAGATGATGAGTTTATCAGACACGATTGTAAAGACCGTATCTCTAAATTAGAAGCATTATTAGAATCTGCAGCAAAAGAGAAAGATGACCTTCGTAATATGGTGTTAGAACTTACAAGAGAAGTTGCAGCATTGGGTGTTAAAGTTGAGTTCCTTACAAAAGAGAACGATAAGTTAGAAAAAGCACTTCCAAAAACTAAGAAACAATTAAATGGTTAATTTACTTAAAGAATTCTTTTTCGGCCAACGATTTGCAAAGTTAGACGGCCGTAATATTGAGTTGGGTAAAGTTTACGGAAACCCAATGGCAAACGCATTTACACCATTGCAAGAAGAAGAAACCAAAAAATTAAGAATATTTGATTTTGACGATACATTAGTTAAAACAAAATCTCACATATACATTACAGATAAAGACGGAAAAAAATCAAAATTAACTCCTGGAGAATACGCAGTGTATGAACCAAAAGATGGTGACAACTATGATTTTTCAGATTTTGAACAAGTTAAGCAACCACAAGAAATTAAAGGTGTTACTAAATTATTAAAAACAGTTGTAACTGCAGAAGGTGAAAGAAAGGTAGTAATATTAACTGCTAGAAGTGCATACAAACCTGTTAAGGATTATTTACAAGATATTGGATTGGAAGGAATTTATGTAGTTGCGTTGGCATCTAATAACCCACAAGACAAAGCAGATTGGATTGAAGATAAAATTAAAGCGGGATATAACGATGTCTTTTTTATAGATGATTCACATAAAAATATTAGTGCAGTAAATAAATTAAAAGACAAATATCCTGATATCAAAATGAAGGTTAGTCATGTCAAACACGATATACCTGCACCACCAAAACAATCCGATATGAAATCACAAAAAGATAAGGATACAACAAAAAAAGTTGAACCTAAAAAAAATGATATGAGTTTGAAATCTCTGTTACCAAAAAAAGATTTGGACAAGACTATTAAAAATCCAGAAACGGGTAACAAAATCAAAATCAAAACAGCATTAGGATACGATAAAACTAAACCAGCATATAAAGCGGCACAATTCGCATTAAAAAATAAATAGTTATGATATACCTTTTCACAGGTCAACCAGGAAGTGGTAAAACTACTCTGGCTAAGAAGTTACAAATGTGGTTACAAACTGATAAGAAAAATTGGAGAAAATCCGTATTTCATATTGACGGAGACCAATTAAGAGAATTATTCCCAAACACAGACTATTCTAAAGAAGGGAGATATAAGAACATCAACAAAGCATTTGATATAGCAAAATTTTTAGACGCATCAGGGAATGATGTCGTAATCAGTTTAGTTAGTCCTTATAAAGAATTAAGAGAGGAATTTAAGTCTCAATGCAAGGTACAAGAGATATATTGTCATACTAAGCAAATGAGAGGTAGAGAAGATAAGTTTGCATTAGACTACGAACCACCTACCGAATTTTATGTAGATTTGGACACATCGGAAAATCCAGATGATACATTTAAAAAATTATTAAAATTTATATTATAATGAGTTTTAATTCAATATATGTAAATGGTTCTAGTTTTAGTTGTGGAAATGGTTTGGATTTAATTGAAATAAAAAAAATATATAAAGAAAAATTAAACATTGAAATACAAAATCATATTGATTTTTCTTATCCAAATATAATCGCTACTAATTTTGAAACAAAAATAATAAATGAAGCCGTACCCGGTGGTTCATTAAATAGATTGATAAGAAAAACATATCAATTTATTTTTGATAAAAAAAATATATCAAAAAATACATTATTTATATTAGAATTACCTCCAATGTGGAGAGATGAGTTTTATTCAAATAAACTTGATAGATTCATAAATATAACGTGGGGAACTATAAAAAATCCAACCAAAGATTTAACAAATATTAGAAATGGATATGATGTTTCTGATATTTTAAAAATATATGATGATTTAACAAATTGTTTTGATAATTTTATTAATGTTGATTTAGAAGCAAAAAAATCATTTATAAATTTATTAGGTTTAATTTCATATATGTCAAATGTTGGTTTAAAATTTATATTAATAGATTGTGCCGGATTTAAAGAATTTTTAAATCATAATGCTATAACAAATGATTATAATTTTTTATTTTTTGATAACAAAAAAATGCATCATTGGATTGTTGATAATAAATTAACAATAAATGATGAATTGGGTGTAAAAATTGATACACATGCTGGTATAGTGGGAAATGAAAAAATTGCAAGTATTTTATCTGAGTACATAAAAAATAATTTTTGATATACTTATTAGTACAATTAAATAGTTATTAGTATGGAAAATGAAAACCAAGAAGTAGAAGGGTTTTTCCCAAATTTAGAAAATAGTAGAACTACAAAAAGAGGATTAGGAGCAAGACCTTTAATGGAATCCCAAATCAAAGCAGCACAAGAAAAGTCACGTTCAGCATTTGAAGCCGCAAGAACATTGGGCGTATCTTATAACACATATAAGAAATACGCAAAGATGTATGGTATATTTGATGACCTTAAAAATCCATATGGTATTGGTATTGAAAAGGCCAAAACAATCAAAAACAAAAAATATCATATTGACGATATTATTGAAGGTAAACACTTACACTACCCATTACATAAATTTAAAAACAAACTATTTAATAGTGGATATATTCCAAAAATTTGTAGTAGTTGTGGGTTTAGTGAAGAAAGAATTACGGATGGTAAAATGCCATTGTTAATTGACTTCCTTGATGGAAATTTGAATAATAGAAAATTAGACAATATTAGAGCATTATGTTATAATTGCTTTTTCTTATTAGTAGGTGAACGAAATGTAAAAAATTGGTACGCAGAAAACGGAGGACAAATAACAGAAGATGAAGAAAAAAACTTACAGGAGCAAAGTTCCATTCAGGATTAGTTTTGGTGGTGGAGGTACGGATATGCCTGATTATTGCAAGTATCATACAGGTGCTGTAATCAATACTACTATTCGTTTATTCACTCACACATCCTTAGAATTAAGAGATGATACCAAAGTTACCTTTAAATGGATAAATAAAGACGAATTTGAGGAGCATGATTTTAGTGATGACTTAGATTGTTCTTATGGATTAAAGTTGTTTAAAGCAACCCATAATCACATTTGTAAACGATATAAGATAGAACCAATTGGATATGACATTGTTTCTAATCAAGATGTTCCAACGGGTAGTGGTTTAGGTACTTCATCTACTCTCATAGTTTCTCTTATTGGTGTTTATATGGAATTATTCAATTTACCATTAGGAGAATATGATATTGCTGAAATGGCAATTCAAATTGAAAGAGTAGAATTAAAAGAAAATGGTGGGAAGCAAGACCAATACGCAGCAGCATTTGGTGGATTTAATTATATGGAATTTAAAGGTGATGATGTAATTGTAAATCCACTTCGTATAAAAGATAGTGTACAAGATGAAATGGAAAATAATGTAGTTTTATATTTTACGAATTTTACTCGCAATAGTTCCGATGTATTGACTGAGCAAGTACAAAAGATGAAAGATAAAAATAAAACATCCACACTATCACTTCATGCATTGGTAGAACAGGCAAAATTGATGAAAGATTGTTTGATTAAAGGAACGATTGATGATTTGGGTGAAATATTAGATTACGGGTTTCAGCAAAAGAAAATGTTAGCAAAAGGTATTAGTACACCTGAAATAGAATTACTATACAAAACCGCATTAGAAGCCGGTGCAACCGGTGGAAAGATAAGTGGAGCAGGTGGTGGAGGATTTATGTTTTTCTATTGTCCAAATAATACAAAATACGATGTTATCAAAGCATTGGATAAATTAAAAATGGGATATCACCAACCATTTACATGGAATAAATTAGGTATCAGAACTTGGCAAATCGGATAAAGATTTGGTAAAGTAATAAATTTGTTGTATATTTATGTATGACCAAAATCATATATTATGGCTTATAGCGAAAAAGTAATTGACCATTATCAAAACCCAAAAAATGTAGGAACTTTGGACAAATCAAAATCCAATGTAGGTACAGGTTTAGTGGGTGCACCAGAATGTGGTGATGTAATGAGACTACAAATAGAAGTAAACGACAATATCATAACCGATGCAAAATTCAAAACATTTGGTTGTGGAAGTGCAATTGCAGCATCCTCATTAGCAACGGAATGGTTGAAAGGTATGACATTGGAAGAAGCAGTTAAAATGGACAATATGGAATTAGTAGAGGAATTAAATTTACCTCCAGTTAAAATTCACTGTTCAGTATTAGCAGAAGATGCTATCAAATCTGCAATAAACGATTATAGACAAAAGCAAGGATTAGAACAATTAGTCTTTGAAGATTCACATATATAAAAAGAATAAACTATGGCTTTTATTATTGGAAAGAGTTGTGTTGATTGTATGGATACTGCGTGTGCTAGTGCATGTCCGGTAGATTGTATTCACGGACCTATTGATATGGAAGGTTCAGGTGGTGAAATTGAAAGAGATGGTAGAGCAGCATTTCCAGGTGGACAAATGTATATCAATCCAGATAGTTGTATCAATTGTGGAGCATGTGTTCCAGAATGTCCCGTTTCTGCAATTTATGAAGATGAGGACATTGCAATAAAAGCGGGTGATGAAGTATCGGTTCATAAGAACTACGAATTTTTCGGACTAAAATACGCATAATGGTAACAGTATCAGAAGGTGCAGCAAAAAAACTAAATTCACTAATTGAAGAAAGTGGATTCAAAACTCCATTCGTTAGAGTAGCGGTTAAAGGTGGTGGGTGCAGTGGATTGTCATATGACCTTTCATTTGATACTGAACAACAACCGGCAGATACTCTTGCAGAAAATAGGGGAGTAAAAATACTAATAGACAATAAATCGTTACTATACCTATTCGGTACTGAATTAGATTTTTCAGACGGACTTAATGGTAAGGGTTTCCAATTTATAAACCCCAATGCATCCCGAACCTGTGGATGTGGTGAAAGTTTCGCACTTTAGTATTAAGAAATTATTAACAAATGGGTTATGAGTATAAAGACTTCTAAAGAAAACTTAAGTAAAACGGAAAAACCACAAAAATTCGAATACATATTTGAAGATGATGAGTCAAAATCAATTTGGAAGTATGATTTGAAGAAATTCCCGAATGGGCCCATTTCGGTTGAATATTATTGGAAACCACACTACCTAAAAGAATTAGAAATTCGTCAAAAAAGGGGGAGATAATTTGGTAATATCAAAAATCTTTCGTATATTTATTTAACAACAAAAAACAGCAATTATGGCTAGTAAAAAAGAAGAACTATTTCAAACAATGAAAGAATTGTTTAATAAGTTTGAAGAAGAGCACAACAAGACAACAAAAGTATCACAAAAAAACGCAAGAACCTTAATTGGTGACTTAAAAAAAGTAGTCACAGATTATCGTCAGGCCTCAGTAGAAGAAACTAAAAACAGTCAATAAACCCTAAAGGGTGGATAATCTCCACCCTTTTATTTTTTAACAAAAACAAAACAAACATGAAAAAAACGATTTTATCGTTGTTCCTTTCAGTATCAGTTTTAATGGGATTCGGTCAAGTTACCACATCCTCTATTTCTGGTGTAGTTAAGAACGAAAAACAAGAAGTGTTGGTAGGTGCTACAATACATGTAGTTCACACTCCAACAGGTACTCAGTACAAAACCGTAACAAATAAGAGTGGTGTTTATGCATTACCTGCTGTAAGAGTAGGTGGCCCATACACATTACATGCTTCATTTGTCGGATTTAGAAAAGGTGAAGAAACGGATGTAAACACTCAATTAGGTGTAACTACAAATGTGAACTTTACATTAGTGGATGAGAAGACTACTCTTAAAGAAGTAGTTGTGACTGGAACAAAATCTGGATTATTTTCAAAAGAAAAGACAGGTGCAGCACAACAATTTTCTCGTAGAGAGTTACAAACTATTCCAATTACAGGAGCTAGAACAATCAATGGTATTACTAAATACAATCCATTCGGTGATGGTTCTTCATTTGGAGCACAAGATTCTCGTTTGAACAACTTCACAATCGATGGTTCTCAATTTAATAACAACTTTGGATTAGGTTCATCTGCACAAGCGGGTGGTAGAACCGGTGCAAGTGCTATTTCATTAGATGCGATTGACCAATTACAAGTGAATGTTGCTCCATTCGATATCCGTCAGTCTGGGTTTACTGGTGCAGGTATCAACGCAGTAACAAGAAGTGGTACAAACGAAATTGAAGGTTCGGTATATCAAACACAAAGAGATAATAGTTCTCGTTATGTTGGTGATAATGCAAGAGGAACAAAAGTAACTGCATCTAAATTTGATGAGAAGGTACAAGGTTTCCGTTTAGGAGCACCAATCATTAAGAACAAATTATTTATCTTTGGTAACTACGAATCAATTGAGAAAACTGAACCAGGTACAACTTGGATTTCAACAGGTTCTCCATTGGCAGGTTCACAAGTAAGTAGACCAACTTTCCAACAATTAACTGACCTTTCTAAATTTATGAAAGATAAGTTTAATTATGAAACAGGTCCATTTGAAGGATATTCTAACACAAACACATCTAACAAATTTTTAGTTCGTGTTGATTGGAATATTAACGACAAGAACAAATTAACTGCTCGTTATGTATACCATAATTCAGAAGCACAAATTGGTATTTCAAATTCACAATCTGCAGGTTTTGGTAATAGAACACAAAATATCAACGCAATGTCTTTCCAAAATAGTGGATATACTATTCAGGATAACACTCGTTCAGCAGTATTAGAATTGAACTCTAAGATTTCAAATACATTATACAATAACTTAATTGTATCGTATGATAAACAAATTGAGAACAGAGGTTATTTATCTCAAATGTTCCCAACGATTGACATTAAAGAAGGTTCTACTACATTAACATCGGTAGGATTTGACCCATTCACTCCGGGTAACAAATTAGATTACAATACTTTTAATGTAACTAACAACTTAACAAAATATGCAGGTAAGCATACTTTGGTTGGTGGGTTTAACTTTCAAAAGTATCAATCTAATAATCTATTCTATCCTGCATCTAATGGAGTTTATATCTTCAATAGTTTAGCAGATTTTTACACCGCAGCTAATCAATCATTAGCAAATGGTGGTAAACCATCTACATTTGCACCTGCTCGTTTTCAATTCCGTTATTCGGCATTACCGGGAGCAATTGAACCAATGCAAACTTTGAAATCAAATAGATTGGATTTATACTTACAAGATGAGTATAATGCAACTAGAGATTTGAAATTGACATTTGGTGTTAGAGCAAACATCATTGGATTTGAAAATACAGCATTAGAAAATCCTGCAGTATCAGCAATGACTTTTGCAAATGGTGAAAAGTGGAATACAGGTGTAATGCCTAAGACACAAGTTCTTTTTGAACCAAGATTGGGTTTCAACTACGATGTGAAAGGTGAAAAGAAAACACAATTTAGAGGTGGAACAGGTGTATTCACAGGTAGACCTCCTTATGTATTCTTATCAAATCAAATTGGTAACAATGGTGTGTTAACAGGATTCGTTGATGTAAGTGGTACTGCAGCTGCACCTTATGGTTTCACTGCTGACCCTAACAAATACTTCATTCCTTCAACTCCAACATTACCTTCAACATTTGATTTAGCATTAACAGACCCTAACTATAAATTCCCACAAGTTTGGAAAACGAATTTGGCAGTAGACCAAAAGTTACCATTCTTTGGATTAGTAGCAAGTGCTGAATATCTTTATAACAAAACACTTAACGCGGTTCATTATTATGAAGCTAACTTAAAAGCTCCAGTAGGAACTTTGGGTGGTGTAGATAACAGACCTCGTTTCGGTGGTTCGGATGCAACTGTGAGAGTAAATAACAATGTGAGTAGAGCAGCGGTTCTTACAAGTAAGGATGGTGCATATCACGAATCATTGACATTGAAATTGGAGAAACCATATCAAAAAGGTTTCTGGGGTTCATTCGCTTGGACAACTGCTAACTCAAAAGACTTTATGAGTGCAGGTTCAATCGCTAGTGGTAGCTGGCAATCAGCATTATCAGTTAATGGTAATAATGATTTAGGATTATCATTCGCAGACGCATTTGTTAAAAACAGATTCGTAGGTTTATTAGGATATAGAATTGAATATGGTACTAAATATGGTGGAGCAACTACATTTACATTAGGATATGTAGGACAACAAGGTAATCCATATTCTTATATCGCAGCAGGTGACTTGAATGGTGATAGAGTGAATAACAACGATTTGATTTATGTTCCTAAAGTATGGAATGAAGTTAGATTTGCTCCATTGACAGTTGGTACAAGAACTTATAGTGAAGCAGAACAACAAGCAGCATTTTGGAATTTTATAAACCAAGACGATTATTTAAAAACTCGTAATGGTAAATACGCTGAAAGAAATGGTGGTTTATTACCATACTTACATAGATTCGATTTATCAGTAACACAAGATGTATTTATTAAGATTGGTGGAAAGAGAAATGCTTTCCAAATCAGAGCAGACATCTTAAACTTCGGTAATATGATTGACAATAAGTTTGGTGTTTCACAAAGAGCTACGGCACCTCAAATTTTGAACTTTGTAAGCAGAGATGCAGTTACAAATGTTCCAACATTTAGATTGGCAACACAAAGATTAACAGATGGTTCTACTATTTTAGCTAGAGATAGTTATCAGTTTAACTCATCGGTATTTGATGTATGGTCTGCACAATTAGGTATCCGTTACATCTTCGGTAAATAAGATTACGCAGTCAAAATATACTCACAATCCCTCACCTTAAAAAGTGGGGGATTTTTATTTGGTAGATTAAAATATTTTTCGTATATTAGAGTATAAACAAAAAAATAATAAACAATTATGGCAAAAATTATCAAATTTGATTCAGAGGCAAGAACCTCATTAAAGGCTGGTGTTGATAAGTTAGCAAATGCTGTTAAAGTTACATTAGGCCCTAAAGGTAGAAACGTAATTCTACAAAAACAATTCGGTGTTCCACACATTACAAAAGATGGAGTATCAGTTGCAAAAGAAATTGAATTAGAAGACCCGATTGAAAATATGGGTGCTCAATTAGTAAAAGAGGTTGCAAGTAAAACTGCAGACCAAGCCGGTGACGGAACTACAACTGCAACTGTATTAGCACAAGAAATCTACAATTTAGGATTTAAGAATGTAGCTGCAGGTGCAAACCCAATGGACTTAAAAAGAGGTATTGATGTAGCAGTTGGAGCAGTGGTAAAAGAACTTGCAAACATTTCTAAAAAGATTAAATCATCTACGGAAATTGAACAAGTTGCAACTATTTCAGCAAACAACGATAGTGAGATTGGTAAGATGATTGCAACCGCAATGGATAAAGTTGGTAAGGATGGTATCATCACCGTTGAAGAAGCTAAAGGTATTGAAACGGAAGTTAAAGTAGTAGAGGGTATGCAATTTGATAAGGGGTATAGTTCTCCTTATTTTGTAACCAATCAAGATACTATGGATGTCCAATTTGACAATGCATTGGTATTGATTTACGATAAGAGAATTTCAGCAATGAAAGATATCTTACCTGTATTGGAATCAGTTGCACAAACTAACAAACCATTAGTAATCATTTCCGAAGATTTAGAAGGTGAAGCAATGGCAACATTGGTTGTAAATAAGATGAGAGGAACTCTAAAAGTTGCAGCAGTTAAAGCACCTGCATTTGGAGATAGAAGAAAAGAAATGTTACAAGACATCGCAACTATTACAGGTGGTACGGTTATTAGTGAAGAAGTTGGTCTCTCATTAGAGAAGGTTACAATGTCCATGTTAGGTAAAGCAGAGAAGATTGTAATTGACAAAGATAACACAACTATCATTAATGGTGGTGGTAAGAAAGAAGATATCAAATCAAGAGTTGAATTAATCAAATCACAAATTGATAAATCAACATCTGACTATGATACCGAAAAGTTACAAGAAAGATTATCCAAACTATCAGGTGGTGTAGCAATCCTTTATATTGGAGCGGCAACCGAAGTTGAAATGAAAGAAAAGAAAGATAGAGTAGATGATGCATTACATGCAACGAGAGCTGCAGTAGCAGAAGGTATCGTTCCAGGTGGTGGTGTTGCACTAATTAGGGCACAGAAGTCATTAGATAACTTAGAATTACCAAATGAAGGTGATTATAATACGGGTATATTTATTGTCAGAAAAGCAATTGAATCACCATTAAAGACTATTGTACAAAACGCAGGTGGAAGTGCAGAAGTTATTATCAACGAAGTTAGAAGTAGTAAAGGTAATATGGGTTACAATGCAAGAACTGAGGAGTATGTTGATATGGTTAAAGCCGGTATCATCGACCCAACCAAAGTAACAAGATTGGCATTAGAGAATGCAGGAAGTATTGCATCTCTATTATTAACAACCGAATGTGTAATAGCAACGGAAAAAGAAGAAAAACAATTACAAATGCCACAAGGTGGATTTGGAATGTAATAAATAAACAATAAAACAAAACAAAATGGCAAAGTATTATTCAGTACAAGTAGCAATTGAAGTTGAGGATGCTAAAGGCAAAATCAAAAAACAAAAAGAAAACTATTTAGTAGACGCAATGTCGGTGACAGAAGCAGAAGCTAAGTTAGTAAACAAATTCGTAGAAGAAGCAGTGAAGCTTGAATACGAAGTAGTAAAAGTATCAGAAACAAACATTATTGAAGTATTTTAATTATGGAAACAGAAATTGTTGAACAAACCGAATTGGCTCTTAAAAGAGTTCCACCAGGAGATAAATGGATATTTGCCGATGGTTCTAACAAAAGTGTATACGCATCCCTCACAGATGGATTAGAAGCTTGGTATCAACAAAACGGAGATACACAATTTTACATTGATGCTAGAAAAGGAACTGTTGAAATAGTTATTGAAGAAGAAGTAGAAAAACCTGTAAAACGATTCTCATTATATGGAGAGGACTAAAACGTTGGTCATAGCAAGTGGTTATTTCAATCCCGTTCATAAAGGACACATAGAATATTTAACAAGAAGCAAAGAGCTTGGTGACAAGCTTTTTGTTATTGTTAATAATGACATTCAAAGAGAAATGAAAGGGTCTAAAGAGTTTATGAATGAGGATGAAAGGAAACTTGTTATAGAAACTTTAAAACCCGTAGATTGGGCAGTAGTTGCAATTGATACGGAAAATAGACAAGTAGATAAATCTATAAAACTTATTTACGAATTATATAAAGATGAATTCCAAAATTTTATATTTAGTAATGGTGGAGACCAAACTGAACAAACTATTGCAGAAGATGTTATTTGTAAAAAGTTGGGAATAAAAATGGTATTTGGATTAGGCGATAAAATACAATCGTCCTCATGGTTGTTAAAAAAATAATATGAGTTTTATAATTGGAAAATCATGTGAAGGATGTATAGATGCCGGATGCCTAAATGTATGTCCAGTAGATTGTATACATGGGCCAATATCAACAACAAATATGGGAGTAGGTGCATCTCAATTATCAGAAGAGGAGAAGCAAGGTAAACAGCTTTATATAAACCCAATTGAATGTATAAAATGTGGAGCATGTATACCTGAGTGTCCTGTTGACGCAATTTACAGAGATGAAAAAGAAGCAATTTTATTAAACGATGAAGTTTCAGTACATAAAAATTATAATTTTTTCGGTGAAACTTTTCATAAAAATTTTTAATATTTATATTTAATCATAAACAAAACAAAAACAAAATGGGACTATTCACATTTATCAAAAACCTTTTTTCAAAAGTAGAAGGTATTGAAAGTCAAGTTGAGTCATTTGTAGCAGAAGTTGAAACCAAAGCTCCTCAAGTAGCAGCTAAAGTTAAAACGAAAGTAACTAAAGTTAAGAAAGCAACTGCAAAAGCTAAAGAAGTCGTAGCAGAAGTTGAAACTAAAGTTAAAAATGCAACTGCAAAGAAAGCAACTAAGACAGTAAAAAAGTAAGTAAAGTAAATCGGAAAATAACTAAAAATGGCAAAAGCAATTGGTTCTCCAAATAAGCAAAGTTTCGGAAAAAGAAAAACAGGTAGAGCAAAAAAAAGTTATAATAAACATTCACCCAAACCAAAAGACTATAAAGGTCAGGGTAGGTAATATGATAAAACTTAAATCATTAATAAATAAATCTTTTTTATTAAAGGAAGATGATATCGTTAAAAACAAAAAGACGGGTAATGTATATACTGTACAACAAATGGACCCCGATAAACACGATACAGCAACTCCTGATGAGATTGAAAAAACTAAAGCAAAATCAGGTGGTGTCATTCCAAAAGTAGGACAAGAACCATCTACACCAAAACCAGGTGCTAACCCACAGGCAAAACCTCAACAACCAACGGCACAACCCGCTGCAGGAGAAAAACCAAAAGCAGGAGAAAAACCAAAAGGACAACCTACCCAACCTCAACCAGGTGAAGCACCTCCTCCAGGAAAATTAAGTGGTAAAGATTTTCAAAGTTCTGCAGAAAAAAATGCAGAAAAAGAAAAACCACAAAGACCTGGTGCAGATGATATGAAGTTGAAAACCTTAATGCCAGGTATTGATACATCTAGAAAAACATTAGACCAAGTTAGTCCGATGGAAAAAATGGAAGTAGCAACTAAAATTGATGCTTTGGTTGCAATGACCGATAAGGCAAAAGCAAATGGTGAAAAACCAGAATTCTTTAATCTTTGCGATGTATCAATTCCAGGGTCAAATATATATTGTGAAGATAATTTAGGTATAGATAGAAACGATATGCCTCAATTCAAAGGTGATGCAAGACCTGGTTCACCAGCATCTAAATTACCAAAAAATAAAAATGGTGAAGTTGATGGTGAAGCATTCTTTAAAGAACTATTAGTAAAAGATGGTATTAAAGTAGATGGGCCACATGATGTTCCACCGGATAGATTAAAAGCAACTCAAAAGAATATGGTTGGTGATAAAGTTGCAGGTATGTATAAAGGACTTGAAGAAAATCCCAATGACCCAGGTTTAACAGCACCTATATATGTTTCTAATGATGGTTATGTATTAGATGGCCACCATAGATGGGCAGCAATTGTTGCATATAATGCAAAAAATCCTGATAAGCCAATTCCTATGAAGGTAAACATAATAGATGAACCTATAAAACCATTGGTAAACAGAGCAAATAAATACGCAGACCACATTGGTATTGAAAAGAAAGCAGCGGTAGCAGGGCAGAGGTCAGGTACACCTCAACAATCTCCCGAAAAAAAAAAGTAGAAGTGGCCAATATTAAAGGTAAAAAATCTGGCAAAGATATCCAAACGATTGAAATGAATGGCGGCGGCCAAATCTATGGAACCGTACACAAAAATACTAAAATGGTTGATGATATAATTGATGATGTTAAATCAAAAATACCAAAAGAAAGATGGAAAGATATTGTATTCGTAGGTGAAGGTGGTGCAACCAATAAAAACGGCAAATTAGTATTTAACGATGAAATGGATTATGCAGTACCAAAGTTTCAAGAAATGGGTGCCGGTGTTGATACATTTGATGGTGATGAATTAGATGTTCACAAACCAGATTCTAAATTATACAAAAAACAAATTGAAAAAACAGGTCTTAACCAATCACAAGTTAATGCTGGTAATTGGGCTAGTATGATTGGACAGGGTGAAGGTACTGATACTATGAAACCCACTACATTCTTAGATGCTGGTGGTAAACAATTCTTACAAAATTCAGCTAAAGAAGCAGGGTTCCCAGAAATAGAAAATTGGGATGAACCAACTGATAAAGATATAGATACATTATATAGATTATCATTTCCAAAAGATTATGGTGACAAAGAAACAAAAATAAATGATATTCAAGTTGCATTTAATGAAATTAGAGATGAGAATATTATAGAAAAAAACAAAGAATTAACAGCGCAAGGTAAAATACCTATTACCATTGCAGGTGAGGGTCATATTGAGTTAGTTAAAAATATGATGACAAAAAATACAAAATTATCAGAATTTTCATTAAGACACATCCTTAAATCAATTAAATAATATATTTATATTAAAGTATAAATTATGTTGTTAAAGAAAGGAGATAATAACGAACAGGTTAAACAACTTCAAGTTAAATTACATTTAGACCCAGTAGGTAATTTCGGCCCTAAAACCGAAGAAGCAGTAAAATTGTGGCAATCAACTCATGGCTTAACCGCAGATGGTGTTGTAGGTGACAAGACTTGGGCAATGATTATGGGTGAACAAGAACATCCACAAGTACAACAACAAGCAGTAGCAGTTACAAATTCTACTGGTTTGAAATTAGAAAAATTAAAAGGACATATTCCAGATGCAGTTATTGCAATGATACCTGCAGTAGCACAAAAGTTTCAAATTGATTCTGCATTGAGACTCGCACATTTCTTGGCTCAATGTGGCCACGAAAGTGGTGGATTTAGACTTACAAAAGAAAACTTAAACTATTCAGCTAAAGGTTTGAATGGTATCTTCAAAAAATATTTCCCAACATTAGAATCAGCTCTACCTTATGAGAGAAAACCTGATAAAATTGCAAACAAAGTATATGGTGGCAGAATGGGTAACGGACCTGAAGCAAGCGGTGATGGTGCAAAGTTTTGCGGTAGAGGATATATTCAATTAACAGGAAAGGATAACTATACTGCATTTGGTAAATCAATCGGCGAAGATGTTTGTGCTAACCCACAAGTAGTAGCTGAAAAATACGCATTATTATCGGCAGCATGGTTCTTCTCTAAAAACGGATTACACAAAATGGCCGATGGTGGAGCTAGTGATACAGTTGTAACATCTATTACTAAAAGAGTAAACGGAGGAACAATCGGATTGGCAGACAGAATCAAACATTTCAAAGAATATTATCACCTATTAACATAGAAATTATGAAAAAAAGGTTATATTGGAATAGTTGCTCATTTTTAGATACGGAAGCTATATTACATAATACGGCATTAAATAAATTATTTACAAATGTTGAAAATGAACCAATTGATAGAAATAGTTATAAAGCTTCAGTCGGTGGAAGTAGTAACGAAAGTATCTTTAGAAGAACATATATTGACATTTTAAAAAATAAGTTTGAGTTTGTATTAATTTGTTGGTCACATCCTGAAAGATATTTTATAGTTGATAATAATGTTGAAATTGATTATCAAAAATTAAAAAAAGATGCAGATGAACATTTTTTTAAAACTAAATGGGATGAACAAATGTATGGGTATCAGCACCAAATCCCACATCATAGTAATATATCAAATGATATTTTAAAATTTGAACCAAAGGGAACCGATGATACTATATTTTATACATTGTCATTACATTCTTTACTAAAAGAAAAAAATATACCACATTTATTTGTCAATATGGGTCATTTGGATTCGGATGTTTTAACGGCTAGACAAAGTTGGCTAGAATATATTAATCCTAAAAATTATATGTCATTAAATAGTGATGAAACTATTTTAGAAAAAATGAAATTTTCTTTTGTAAAACATTATTTAACCATATCAGGTAATGAATTAATCAAAGATAAACAAATTGCCGAAATCAAAAAAATCTCACCCGATAGTTTACTTCCAATAATTAATGATGGTAACTATCTTTGGGTATCGGATATTGCCGGTCACCTCGGCCAAAGAGCCATTGTTGATTTTTCTAATAAAATATATAATCATATTATTGAAAATAATTTGTTAGATTAAATAATTTTTCGTATATTACTTATATGGAAAAATTAAAAATTACATTAAATGTTATTATTGTTACTTGTGTTATAGGATTAGCAATTTCATATCTAACACAATTAATACCGATGTTACCTAAATTAACATTCTTAGAAGCAGTTGGAGTGTATTGTCTTTGGACACCATTACATCATTTTTTGAATACATTTGGAAAAGATAATATAGAATAAATACTGATTGTTGTCATTTCATTATATTTATATTCGTAAAGTAAAAATGAGTATAAATGAAGGCAAAATTATTAGAATTAAAAGAAAATTGGAATGATATAGTTATATCACTCCTTGCATACATTGGAGTAGGGTGGGTAATAATTGCATTACTATTCCAACTTACAATGCTTGGAATGCATTATAGTGGTAGTGATATTCCTACTCAAATTGGAAATTGGTTTGACCATAAATTTAATGGCACTTTTAAAAATAGTCCAGGAAATATATTATATAATACCGAAGACCACATTTGGGTTGAATCAGTTACCAACGAAGTTAAAATTGGTAAGTTAGCAGGAAATAGAAAATTGGAATTTGGTGTTAAGAATATTTTAGAAGAGTATTTACAGGAAAGAGGATTAGACCTTGCAACGGATGCAACACAGAGATTAAAAGTTTCAATTATATATTTGGATGTTTTGACTACAAAGAAAAATGTTTCTATTTTCCATAGTGGAGAAGAAACGGTGGTAATTCGTTTGAGAGGAACATTATACAAAGATGGTAAAAAAGATAAAGAGGTTATAGTAGAGGAAAGCTCGTCAGAAATCTCAATGTCAACTCTTATAGTAGATGAGGGTGGTAAATTTAATCAGACATCATTGAGTAACGCACTTAAAAAGGCTTCTGACAAATTAATCACTAAACTATTAGGAGAGAAAAAATGATAAAAACACTATTAACGATACTTGGAATACTAGTAATATCCATATCGTCAAATGCACAATTAACAATCAACCAATCAGTAACACCTACAACAGGTTTAAAGGTTGGTGACACAATTTCAGTAAAGTATACAGTTGCAAGAGGTACAACTACACCAAGATATTTTTGGTTGAGATATCAATTCAACAATAAAGCATTGGCATATGTTTCAACCACATTCTCACAAGGAACATCGGTACAAACATATTATACCGGTTGGACGTCTTATAGATTTACAGCAAGTAATGCAAATAGTATTACTGCAACAAGTTTATACGCACAATATCTAGCATCTCCTTGGTCTTACGCAGCTAATTCGGATTGGAATGTAGGACAATTGACTATACAAAGAACCGATGCATCAATCAATGGAGACATTGCAACTCAAAAATATGTAATTAAAGATTTGGGTGAATATACCAACATACATAAATTAGATTTAGCATATTCAATAGATGCGGCAAGTGCATATATTACTCCAATTACAACTGACCCAGGTACAATGTCTTTGTCTAATATAACGGGTAATACATCTCAATTCAAAGTTAGAGTTTTATTCCCATCGGGATATGCAATCACAGACCATAGCATACAATTGATGAAATTGAAATCAGATGGTAGTGGTGATATAGATTGGACACAATCTCCAATTCAACAAAAAGTATTGGATGCAAGTGGTGAAGCAACATTTACATCGGGTATTAAAGTTGGTGATAGTGTTGGTGTATTTGTAGGAGCTGCATTTCAAAAGAGTTGGATGAATAACATTGTGACCGTATCGGATGCATACAAAGCATTTTTGGGTGTTTCACAGACTGATATCACCGGTGCAGGAACATATTTTACAAGACCTGTATTGGAAAAGAAAGTTGGTTTAATTACAATAGGTAAAACTACATTTAGTGAAAGTGACTCATACAATATATTTGCTCACGTAATGGGAATAAATGCAGACTCAATTGCAATGATACCAAAATCAACATCAACATCGGTAAGATGGTATAGTGGTTTACTAAATCAAAGTTGGTTAGACGGAACTCCTAAAAATAGAGTATATGTAACTAACTCAAATCAAACAGTAGATGCAGTATTTGCATGGGGTGGAGATTTGGATTGGTCACATTCATCTCATCCTGACACAATTGCAAGTAGAGTGAGTAGTGGTATTTACACAAACTCAATCGGAAATACAAAACAATCATTTGCAGTTGGAAGTATGAGTTATACATCAGCGATAGAAACTGCAAAATTAAGTTTGAACTCTACAATCACAAATGGTAAAGTTATTTTAACAGGAACTTTAACAAAAGAAGGTTTAGCAGGTTTGGAAGTAATTTTACAATATGATAATACCAAATTAACTTTTGACAATGTTGCTTTTGACGCAGGTGCAAATGTTGTAAATTTCTCAACAAATAATGATGGTAGATTAACATTTGGTTCAATGGACCAGATTAAAACAGGTAGAATTAAAACAGGTACTCCATATAGATTAACATTTACTCCAAAAGAAACATTAGCAAATACGGCAGGTTTATTCTATACAGTCCTAGCAGACGCAGTTGATGGAAGTGGTAAAAAAATTAATCTAATAGTAGAATAATGAAACATCTATTAGTTACATTATTTCTTTTAATATCATTTTTAGGGTTCGGACAGAGTGTATCTGCTCCGGACTCTAAATCGTTTATACCATCCACTACCGGACAAGATGCAAGTGGATTTGTATTGAGTGGATTTAGTTCTACTGCAACACTATTAGCATCAATCAGTTTAGTTAATCCACCATCAGGTACAACATTCGTATTAAACACAACAACAGGTTTAACTGCCGCAAGTGGATTCACTTTAAGTGGTAACAAAACTCGATTAGTGGTTACAGGAACGATGGCTGATATTAATACGGCATTGGCATCTCTAAAAGTAAACACAGGTTCAGTAAAAGGAAATGTTTTATTATCAGTAGCAGCAACAGTCAATCCCGTTGGATATTATTACAATGGTGTAAATGGACACTTTTATAGACCAATAACAACCGGTGCAACTTACACAAATGCAAGAGCAGCATCGTTATTAACTACATTCAAAGGACAGACCGGATATTTAGTAACAATCACTTCTGCCGATGAAGATGCTTTTATTTTTAATAATGTTCCTCAAAGTAATATTTGGTTTGCACTAACCGATGAAGTAGAGGAAGCTAGATGGACGATAGATGCAGGACCTGAAAAGGGAACTCTTATCAAAATAAATAACGGACAAACAAACGGAAACATTCCTGGTCAATATAATAATTGGGCAGGTGGTGAACCAAATAATAGTGGTAATGAAGATTACGCAGTAACTAAATGGGGTGGTGGTTCTCAATGGAATGACTTACCAAATCATTTTAGTTGTGCTTATGTAATTGAATATGGAACTTGGTCTAACCCCGATGATGCAACCTTTACGGAGTTTTATACCAATTCGGTAACTCACTCAAACGGAGAAGTCCTAACCGCACGATTCAATTTTGACTTTGGTGGTAATGTAGATGAAACCAAATTCTCAGCAAAAGCAAACACTTATGTAAACAATGTATGGGGAACAACAACCAACACATCAAGAGCAATAAGTGGATTAGGTAAAACGGATATTACAAATGATTTAGATACCTTAAAGGTGAGTGGTGGTGGTATTAAAGCAACAACATCTGCCGGACAAGTTGAATGGGCAATAATAAATCCATATGATGCAAATTTAGGTGGACATCAATTATTAATAGATGAAAGAGAATTTGATGGAACAGGAGTATCTCCAAACGATATAACATCAATTAAATTATTTGATATATACGATGGGCCTGTTAGTGTTTATAGTGTAAGTGGTTGGTGGAAAACATATGTAATGCCTGGTAATTTAACAACCAAAATAACTTCATCAACATTTCAAGCTCAATTAAGATTACAAGATGGGTGGTATGGAACTAGAGCCGAATTTACTTTCTCACCAATATTGGCATTCAAACAACATGGAATTGATTTATCATATACTAATCAAACGGATTTAAACACATTGTATAGTAGTATCGTTGGTGTTGCAGATGTATATTTGGCATTTAAAGAATTATCAAATCGTGGATTATTTGGCAATGAAACAGGTAATGAATTTGGCTATGGTATTCAATATATGAACGCAGATGTAACGGGTGATGGTTTATTTAATGAAGCAGATACATATAAATTATTACAACACTTAACAGGTGTAGAATCACTTACACAATATTCAACCCTAACATATTTGATGAAACTATATGGTAAATCGGAATATGATGGGATTACAAAATCAAATTGGAATACACAATTCAATTCAACGAGAAGTTTATACCCATTCAGTTTAAATACCGGAACACTTAATAACACATATAATGTTAGTGTAAGTTGGAGAGGTGATGTAAATCTTTCACATTCAGCAATACCTGTAATTAATACAACTGCAAGTAATTCGGTTAGAAGTAGTATGAGTATTAAAACAATGAGTTTACCAATATCAAATGAAATCAATGCATCAATCATAACTGAAATAATGGGTGATAGTGTTTATGCATATATTACAATAGACCCATTACAACAAGAATTAGTAGGAACTCAATTACACTTAAATTACGATAATAGTTTGTTAAAGTTTATGAATGTATCTTATAAAACAATTGGTTCACCAACCAATTATGGAACGGACAAAGGTGATTATGTGAATTTTGGTTCATTGATTACCGATGGTGGTGTTTTGAATAATACAACTGAATATAAAATCTCATTTACAACTAAAACAAAATTAGATAATGTATTGGGATTGGTTTCGGTTGGATTTATGGATGCAGTTAATAAAGTGGGTACAACTTTAAAAATTAGAATGAAATAATGAAAAAAATATTATTAGTTTTGTCACTAATTTTGACAACATTTGTTACAAACGCACAAATTGTAAAACCTGACACATTACAACTATCGGCAAAGGAACTATTTGGAGAAAGTGATGATTGGAACGATGTGGGTATATTACAATCCTATGTTAATTTTTCAAAAGATGTTCTTTCATCATCAAACCTTTCAGTAGGAATTATTGGAAAGCAAATATCAACAACTCTTAATTTGGGTTATAATAAATCATCTATGAATGGGCAGTGGGGACATACATTCGCAGCATCAATAAATCCTATATGGAACTATTATGGTGTGGGGTATGGTTTAAGTAAAAATACAGAAAAAAGAACTACAACATTACAATCATTTTATTCAACGGATTTTGATTTCCAAAAAGATATTACCCTATCATTTATAGATGTATTTAGAACTAAAAAGTTTGGAACATTTGGTTATAGCCTAATTGCATCAAAATCTTTTTGGGGAACATACAAAGGTGAGTGGGAAGGAAAATATACGGTAGATGAAAATGGTAATTTTAAAGATTTAATATATCCAATGATGCCATCATCTAGTGAAATAAGTTATAGAGGTATGGTGATGTACACATATACATTGAAAACAAAGAGGGTAAACATCTCACCACAAATATTCGCAATGAGTGATGTATATAAAGTATTCAAAGATGGAACTGCATCGGATTTAGCATATATAGATGATTTCAATTTGGACTTATATTATGGTACATCTATTGATTGGAAAATAACTAAAAGATTTGTATTGAATACTAATATCAGATATAACACAACTTGGGATAAATTAAATGAATCGGTTGGATATAAAAAGAGTAACCCAATCCTATTTATGATAGGAACAAACTTTCAATTTTAATGAAAAAAATATTATTCATATTATGTTTGGGTTTGGCTGCATGTAAGAAGGTAGAAGTTATACCAACTCCACCTCCTGAAAATGTAAAAATATTTAGTGTTGCACAAAGTAGTGTTGAAAACGGACAAGAAATACAATTTGATTTAACAAAAAATGGTGTATATACATTGACTTTGGGTGATAGTGTAAGTAACCAAATTTTGACAAGAGAAAGATTTAATGGACAAATTGGAATAAATAAAAAGAAAATATACACTAAATCACTTTCAGTTAAATATTTATATCTGTTATTGGAAGATGCGAGTAAAAACAAGATTGGAAAAACAATAATAATAGTAAAGTAAAATGAGAAAAATTGACAAAATTTTAGGACTAGGATTTTTAGTAACCCTTTTGGCATTAAGTTGTAGAAAGGTAGATGTACCTACACCTATAAACCAAATCCCATCGGAATTAGCAATTAATAGTGTAAGTGGTATCAAATTGGAATCACCATTTGTAACATCACAAGTATCTATGAATGTTAAAAGTGAAGTAGCACAAACCGTGACTATTAAGATTTTTGACATATCTAATAGAGTTGTATCAAAGTCAACAAGTGATGTGAAAGCGGGTGATAATGTATTGAAAGTATATACAAACGCATTACCATCATCGGCATATAGAATTGCATTATTTGATGATAAAGGTAATCAATTAGGAATAACAGATTTTAATAAAATATAAAAACAAATAAAATGGCAGACAAAAACGGAGACGGAATAGTATATCATCGCTCAGATTGCGGTGACAATTATGTAAGATGGTATGGATTTGGTGGTGATGGTCATTGTTCAACATGTGATACGTGGGGACTTAGTGATAGAGCAATCGCTTATATCCACGCTCATCCTGAAATAAATCATAGATTTGAAGATGTGGTAGGTATGGTTTGGAATGAAGAAGTTGTACCGGTACTTAATTTAGTTGAGAAACAAATAGAATCTGAAATTAAAGAAGGTTATGAAGAAGTAAAAGAGGGTGTATACGACGCATATCAATGGGCAGATAAAAATGCTTGTAATATAGGAGTAACCGCAGCAATTTCAGCAGGAATTATTGCAGCATTCACACCAGAACCAGCAAACCCAGCTGCGGTAGCTACATCAACTACTCTATCGGTAATGGCATCCACTATTACTAGTATGGCAGTTAAAGTTGCAGTGGTGGGAGAAATGAGTGAAATCATCACAAATGCATTTTTATTGATACCGTACGTTAGTGATAGTATTGACCATACATTATTAAAAAATATAATTTCAAATTGCTTAGCTAAAAGTTTAGATTCTGCAGAACTATGGGCAACACCAGCTGGAGTTGGTATTGCAATTGGAGCAGCATTTGCACCGGTTATTGCAGATTTGATATGTACAAAAACTTGTCCTGAAGGATTCAGTAAAGCATTCACAGGATAATATTAAACAATTAGGAATAACAGATTTTAATAAAATATAAAAACAAATAAAATGGCAGACGAAGAAAAATCAGAAAGCACCGGTGGTTCAATTAAGAATATACTTATCGGTTTAGTATCAACAATCACATTGGGTGTGGGTGGTTGGTTTACAACAAAGTTAACAGGTGGTGATGAAAAGGAAACTCCTGCAGCTGCAGCTCCTGTAATCAACATTACAAACTCAAACCAACAATCTCAAGCAGCAGGTGGTAAAACTGTAATCATTAAAGAAAAAAGTGGTGAAGCAGCTAAACCGGCAGCCCCAGTTAAAAAGAAAGAAGCTGATGAATTCAAAGAGAAACCTGCAGCTTGGTAATTTAGAAAAATAAAAATTTATATAAAATGGCAGAACAAACACCAAGTGGTTTTAAAGACCTATTGAGTAATATGATGAAACGCAGATGGTACATTACTGCGTT